GTTGAACCGATACTCCAATCGACTGCTGTGATGCCGAGGACTACTCCTGCTGCGATGATTGCGAGGTGTTTCATTTGCAAGCCTTGTATGCGAGTTTGGAGGACTGCTTCCAGGTGTCGTACTGCTTCTCTGCCAGTTCCTGAATACGCTGCTTGAGCATTGCTTTTGCATCCTCACCGTTCCAGAGCATCTCGATCACTTGGTCGGTGGTGATGTCGGTATCGCGGTCTAGGTCAACCCAGACCCAGAGGATTTCTTTTGCTGTCGCTGAGTCAAGCCAGCAAGCAATCTCGTCGCTCTCCCACTCTTGCTGACGCTCGAGACTGTCGTTGTAGTTGTCCTCACGAATCCAGTGCAGGTCGATTCCAAAGTCGCTCATGTTGTCCTCGGTTGTTGTTTGTTGACGGTGAAAGAATAGTACAGTAGACTTCATCCAGAGGTCAAGCAGAGCGTTCCATTTTTTACAACTTTTACAATTTGAGGTTGCGATGACACCGAATGATGCGATCAACCTAGCCGCTGCTCTGGTAGGCACCAAGGGGCGGTTGTGTGAGCAGCTGCAGGTCAGCAAACAGGCAGTGAACGGGTGGAAAACGAGAGGGGTTCCGATCAAGAGGGCTTTGCAGATTCAGGAGTTGACGGGCGGGGTGGTCAAGCTGGGAGACTTGTGTCCGCAGTACGCCAACATCGAAATCGTGCAGGTCGAGAATGTCTAACCTGACTGCTAGGTCGAAATCTGTGCTTGTAGAGCGAGGCTATCAGGTTGCACTTGTCGAGCACTACAACTCGTTCACCAAGCGCAAGCACGACCTCTGGGGCTGCATTGACCTGCTGGCAATCGGTCACGGCGAGACGGTAGCGATCCAGGTGACTAGCAAGGCGAACCTCGCTGCTCGTCGGCACAAGATAGAGGAGGCCGAGGCTTATCCTGAGATGCTGCGGTCAGGGTGGCGGGTGGTGCTACATGGGTGGTTCAAGGAAAACAACAGGTGGCAGTTGAAAGAGGTGGAACTGTGATCTTTACACTCGCGCACGACACCGCCCGCCAGAGGGCTGTAGAAGCCGTCAAAACCGCTCGGCATGGCTGGGTGGTACGGATAGAGCCACCCAACAGAACAAGCGCCCAGAACTCATTCTATTGGGCCACACTGTCAGCGATCAGCGAGCAGATACGTCCGCAGGGTCAGGCTCACGATCAGGATGTCTGGCACGCTTACTTCAAGACTCGGTATCTTCCTGGGAGGATGTTGGAGTTGCCCAACGGTCAGGTGATGGAGGCAGAGCCGACTACAACAGGGCTGACGAAGGCACAGTTTTCCGATTACGTTGAGCAGGTGCTGGCATGGGCGATCAATCACGGGTTGACTCAGACGGACGAGATGTCTGTTTTGCGTGCGGCGAACGACATGACAACGCAAGACTCGTCACTCTCCCTAATGGCGCCGTAGTTGGCTTGCAGTCACGAGAGTACGCATTGCACTGCGAGGCTGTCACTGTGCTGAGATGGCCGATCAAAAAGCGCCGAGAGCATCTGGAGCAGGTTGAGAAGGCCAGAGGGATGCCAGCAAGGCGAGAACTAGAGGAGGAGATGAAGCGATGTTTCGCAGCAAAGCGTGGTTGAAGGCTGTTGCCTCTCTATCCTGCCAGCGATGTGGTCTGGATGGTCAGACACAAGCTGCTCATGCCAACTGGGGCGCATACGGCAAGGGCATGGGGATGAAGGCGCACGACTGCTTTACCGCTGCACTCTGTCAGCACTGCCACTTTGCTATTGACCAGGGGTCGAAGATGACGGGAGAGGAGCGGCGGGAGGCTTGGGAGGATGCGTTCCGCAAGACGTTGGTTGCGCTGTGCGAGACTGGCAGGATATATGTCAAGTAGGAAAAGGTTCTCTAGTGTTTTCCAATACAAGGAGGTTGAGATGAAGAAGGTAGCAATAGGTCTGTTGTTCTCTCTGGTGGCTAGTGTTGCTTACGCTGCTTGCAGCACGCACACTTACTTCGTCAACGGCAGGTATGTCACCTGCACAACTTGTTGTTACGGCAGCAATTGCAATACGAACTGTTTTTAGGTAGACTGACATTGTTGGCGTAGGAACCGACAACGTAAGGCCGCTATCTCATGCTCCTCGCCCTCGAAAGGGGGTTCCTACCGGGGGGCAGCAGATAGCGGCTTTTTTCATTTCTACGGCCAGCCGCACTCCGAGCGAGATCAAGAGCCTGCATGGGCTGCGCGGAAGAAAACACAGGCCAATCTGACACCCTGATTGCGAGCCTCCCAGCCTGTCTGCGAGGGACTGGATAACGTATGTGCTTAACGGGTGGTAGACCAAGCACAGACGGATGAATCGCAGCCGCTAGGTACTCTGGCTCTGTCACAGGATGACAGCAGTGGGAGAGGAGGAAGCCAGACCAGCTACGCTGGGGGCTACCACCCTGGGGGAACTATGCTCAGAGAAAACACTGTTAGACAGAACCTATTGCTAACGGACAATCGATAGAAAAGTTTTTTACACAAGAGAACAAAACCTCTTTACGATTGCGTCAGGAGGTGCAAATGAAACCAGACGACGTATCAGAAGGGTGTTGGCAGGACTTCTTGGCGCATCGGAAGCAGAAGAAAGCCATCGTCACTGAGAGAGTTGTGCAGCGGATACGCACAGAGGCTGATCTTGCTGGCTACACGCTAGAGGAAGCCCTGAACGAGTGTGTAGACCGTGGCTGGCAGGGATTTAAGGCTGAGTGGGTTGCGCCTAAGAAGCCAGCTAAGAAAGAGGATTTGATCTTTGGACGAGTCATTAACATGGGTGATGCCAATGTCAGACGCCTACCCTCTCGCTGAACGGATGATGGCGCACCTTGCGACTCTCTACGGGGCGCAGAAGGTCAAATCCATGTACCTAGACGATGACAACGCAATCATGGCTGCAAATCAGTCCTGGCAGTTGTTCCTAGAGTCGGCAAACGTAGAAATCATCAAACGCATCCTGCACACGCTACCAACACTAGATCGGCAATGGCCACCCAGCCTTGCAGAGTTTGTGCGGATGTATCGAGACTTTGACCGAGTAGAGCACAGAACCTATGACGCGCTGCCAGCCCCGAAAGTACAGACAGACATTGGTCGGGCTGCACTGGCAGAGATGAAAGCAAAGCTGCGGGTTTCCCCTAATACACGGTCATGACAAACGAGCAGAAAATAGTTGAGTCGCTAATCGCTGACTGCAAGGGAATTGTGGAGTATCACCTGACAGGCAAGCGGTTACCTCTCAACGGTAAGCAGATCATTCGCAGGACGCTTTACTGTCGGTTGGAGAGGCTGACGTTTGCAGGGTTTGGTGACAGAGTGCCGATCATCATTACAGGGGAAAACCGTGTGTCCTGAGTGTGGAGACTGGAAAAGCAAAGTTAAAGAATCGCGGCGAGATACTCGATTCGGCTGGAAGTGGCGACTACGCGACTGCGATAGTTGCGGTCACCGCTGGTCTACTTACGAAGTACCAGCTACCTCCGTCAGTGTTGACGGTGATGGCAACCCAGATGGAAGGTTGGAGCGATGAACCGAGATGACATCATCCGCATGGCGCGGGAGGCTGGGATCGTTGTGACTGGTGAGGCTGTTTGGAAGTTGTGCGAGATTGTCGCCGCAGCCGAGCGAGAGGCGTGTGCTCAGTTGTGTGAGTCACGGTTCATGGGGGATCTAAATCGAGAAGACATGGAAGCGCGACGCCTTGCCGCGGCTATCCGCGAACGAGGTGAGAAATGACAGAAGCCTTCTTCATCGGCTACGCAGTCGGCATTCTTACTGGCTATGTCGCATGGGCACCGGAGACGCGGTTCAAGAAGAACTTCGTTGATGGACTGACACTGCGGTTTTTGTGGAGGCGGAGATGAGCATCGAGGTAATGCGACAGGCGCTGGAGTTGCTGGAAGACTTGCAAGGCGGTTGCACCGACTCCGACGATGGCACCGTTGAGGCACTGACAATTCATTGCCCGGAGGTGATCGCTAATCTCCGCGCTGCCATCGAGCAAGCTGCGGCGGTGGCGTGGATGTACGACTTTCTGTCGGACAACGAAGTGATCCGGGACTGGGTTACGCAATCGCAAGAGGACATTGCACGAGAGAACGGTTTCAACGTGCGACCGCTCTACACCGCACCACACCAATGGGTCGAACTGACGGACGACGAAGCGCGTGCTTTAGTTAATCGCGCCACTTTTGGCGATAGAACAAACTGGCAAGCGTTGGTTTACATGGTCGATGCAAAGCTAAAGGAGAAGAATGCGTAAAGACCCGATCACTGTCGATCAGATTGCTGGACGGATGATAGAACTCGTCCAGCAGCGCAACAGTCTGTCGAGAGATGACCTGGAATACGTCGTTGAGACAATCGCAAAGCTAAAGGACGAGCGTCTCAAGTCTTGTATTGCAGAACTGATCGGGTGGGGTGACGATGAACGTGCTGAAGTCGAAACCTTCGTTGCAATCGCAATCGAGGTGATGAAGCGAACAAACGTATCAAAGCTGCGAGAGTGTGCAAGGATCGTCGAACTGAGGTACTTGAGCCATGACTTGCCAAAATGATTTCAGACTTGTCGATCAATCAATCACCGAGCATTCTGTTGTCGAACTTTATGTTTGTTTTCACTGCGGGGCTGAACGGTTCCGCGCACTATCAGGGAGGTTCTGTGGAGTCGAGGCTACACAATTGGGCAGCATGGAAGCGGAAAGAGCCGTTAGCAGATCAGACAGACGCGAAGATCGTTGATGCTGTCGTCCAGAAACTAGGGCCAGACGACAGGGCAGCCATCAACGCTGTCTATGTCTCCCATCCCTACCAGTCGATCTACTACGTCTCTGCTGAAATCTCTACCCCGCCAAGCTGGATCAACCGAGCAATTGAAAAGGCCAAACGTGGACTCACAACCTGAAGCCCGATTATTAGCCGCTGTCGTATCTCTGGCGATTCGAGACATGACGCACCGTCCTGTCATGGAGGGCAAGCGTCCGATTATGACTGTCGAGGCCAGGACAGCGTGTCGATTCCTGTTTTCAGACGCTTCTGACGGATACCTTGATTGGCTAGATTACGATCCACCAGTGTTCCGCGATCAACTTTTAAGGATAATGAACAACACATCACACGAAAGGCTCGCAGGACTCGAACCAATGGATCGCAGGGTCATG